CACGATCTTAGATGAAACGGTTTTCTGTATTCAGTCGCTAGACATGACGCTTAATAATAATCTTACGCCACAAACATGTATTGGACGCGCAGCACCACAGGATTATTCTGAGGGCACAGCGCAAATAGAGGTTTCACTAACGGCTTACCTTGCTAACGAAAATTGGCAATTACTAGCTAAGAAACTTTCACAACAAAGTTTTGCGATTGGTTTCTTAATTAAAAACGTAGACGGATATTATGGGATTTATATGCCTGCTATTCAAGTGTCTTTTGACGATCCGGCCTCGGCGGGGATTAATCAGGACGTTCTAATTACCATGAGTGGTACAGCTAAGGTTGGGCCGCTTGGAGAATCATCACTTACATTTTACCGAGGGTAAAAACAATAACAAAAAGAGAACACCAAAAGAGGCCTCGTTTGACGGGGCCTTTTGTTTTCTGACATAATTTTTTTTTACAAATAAGGGGGAAATATGAAAACAAATCTTGATAAGATTTTTAAGACAGACCACGAGCTAGAGTCAGAGGGTATTTGGTTTGAGATTGAAAAAGACGTAGCCTTTAGAATTAAGCGCTTTGGCGGCGTGAATAAAAATGATGTTGCCAAAAAGCTTGCAGATTACCAAAAGCCATATAGCAGACAAATTCAGATGGGCACAATGGATCAAGGTATTCTTGAGGAAATGCAATTAAAAGTATTTATCGAAACCTCAGTGGTAGATTGGAAAGGTATCACGGTAGAAGAAAAAGAAATTCCATTTACTAGAGAGTCGTGCCTAGAGCTTTTAAAGGCATTGCCAGATCTTACGGACACTCTAGTAGCTTACTCAAGTGACTCTAGTAATTACAGAGAACAATTGGGAAACTACTAAGCCAGTATATAAAATGGTATTTAGATTGGTCAGACAAGATTGATTTTTATTACAACTTGGAGAGTCAAGGGCGTATTAGGCCAGAGGCTAAAAAACCTGAAATATATGGCCTTGACTTTTATACTTGGTGCTTTTGGGAGTTAAACACAACGCGTAACCAAATGGCACCTATTAGTTTTCTAAACATTCATAAATTTGCTAAAATTTTAAATATACATGATTTTGATGAATTCCTGTATTTGATTAGACGCATGGATACTGTTTATTTAGATAACGCCGAGAAAAAACGAAATGCCAGCAACAAAGCAAACTAGAGTCATAATTGTTAAAGCGCAAGTTCAGGGCGATAAGCAGTTTCGTCAACTTGCCAAGCAACTAGGCGCTATAAATAAGAACACTGACACGCTTAAAAAATCCTTTGGTGGCCTAAGGAACGTATTTGCCGCAGGCCTCTTTGGCCTAGGACTTAGGGATATTATAAAATCGGTCGACTCTTTTCAATTGTTAGAAGATAGGATTAAGGTTTTTACCGGAAACGCAGAGGACGCGGCGGTGGTGTTTGACGGCCTAAGGAAAGCAGCAAGGTTTACACGTACATCAATCGACGGTCTAGCGCAGGCGTATAACAGAATCGCCTTAGCGACTCAAGAGCTTGGTTTAAATCAAAATCAGATCTTGGCGACAACTCTTGCCCTGCAACAGACATTCAGGTTGTCAGGTGCTACCATTGCAGAGGCCACCGGCGCTACAATACAGCTCGCACAGGGTTTGTCGTCGGGACAATTACGTGGCCAAGAATTAAGATCCGTTTTGGAGAGTAATGCGGTGTTTGCAAACATACTAAGTAAAGAACTTGGTATCACAAGAGGCCAGTTAATTAAATTTGCGGAGTCGGGTAGAATTACAAACGAGAAAGTCCTTAACGCGTTAAGGGATAATTTTGATAAACTAAATGAGGACGCGCAAAAGCTAGGAACAACTTTTAGTCAGACACTCACAATCTCACTAGATGCTTTTAGGTTTAAGCTTGCAAAACTAAATAAAGAATTTGGCATCAATAGCCTTTTTGAAAAGGCAATACTTGGCGCTATTGATAATATAGATACTTTAGCCGTTACGATTGCCGCTTTTGTTGCGTCACGCACGGTTATTAATTTGGCGATTGGTTTTCAAGGCTTAGGTTTTGCCTTAAAAGGCTTGAGTGCTTTTTTATCAGGCCCAAACCCGATAATAATAGGGCTTACGGCACTTATAGCAGCTTCACAATTTCTAAGTAAAAACCTTAAGGAAACTTTTGATCCAAGCGACGTAGGAAAAAGAATTGAAAAGATATCTAAAGGCATAGAGGCACAAAAGAAAATCATAGACGGCGCTCAATCGTCGGTAAAAGGCGGCGGCTTTTTAAATGAGTTCTTTGGCGGCCAAAAACTTGAAAACGCGCAGGCAAATCTTAAGAAACTACAAGATGAATTAGGAAAACTTTTAGACTTGCAACGGCGAGGGTTTACAAAAATACCGGGCCAACAAACACTAGATGAATTCATAGAGCAATTAAGAAAATCAATCAAGTCAATTAACACGACAGGTGTAACGACAGTGACGGGCGTTTTTGGGGATCTTAATAGGCGCTTAAGGATTGGCGCTATTTCTTTAAATACCTATCGGAGTGAGTTAGACAAGATAAGATTAGATGAATTAAATGATAAATTTAAGCAAGGTAAAATAACCATAGATCAATACACCGACGCTTTTTTAAAACTCAATACTCAGGTGCAAAAACTAAGCTTAGCAGATCAGGCGCTTACAGGATTAAAGGCGGGGCTAAGTGATGTTGTTTTAGGAGTTGGCAATTTGGCCACTCAAGTTAGGTCAACCGTTAATGGGGTATTTAATCAACTTGAGGATCAAATATTAAACTTTGTAAAAACAGGAAAATTTGCCTTTAAAGACTTTGCGACTTTTGTAATTGACGAACTTACAAGGATAGCTATTAAGCAGGCCGTCATTGCGCCACTTGCAGGATCTTTATTTAGTGGGCTAGGTGCAAGCTCGGCGTCGGCAGGCAATACTTTTTCAAACGCAAACATAACGCCGTCAAGTGGCGGCTTATCAGCTAACGGCAACGTATTTAGTGGAAACATTACGCCTTTTGCAAACGGCGGGATAGTCGATGGCCCGACTCTTTTTCCTATGAGTGCGGGGCGAACTGGATTAATGGGTGAGGCCGGTAGTGAAGCCATCATTCCTTTAGAAAGGGGAGCGAATGGTAAGCTTGGCGTAAATGCAAGCGGATCAAATGGGGTAGTTGTAAACGTAAACAATTACACCGAGGGCAACGTAGAAGTGCAAGAGTCAAAAACGGAAACGGGTGAAAGACAGTTAGACATAATTGTAACCCGCACCGTGACCAAAGCCATTGGCGAGGGCCGCTTTGACAGACAATTTAGTCAAACTTACGGGCTACAGAGACGAGGTAGTTAATGAATAATTGGCCAGCGACTTTACAAGATAAAATTAATCAATCGGGATTTAGACAACAATTTGGCAGCACCAAATTACGTTCAGATAATAGTGTAGGGCCTGCAAAAGTTAGGCGTAGATTTACTAAAAGAATTGATAACTACACCACCACAGTTAATTTAGAGAGAGGCGAATACGACACGTTTAATAACTTTTATGACGTTACTCTTAATGGCGGTGTAAATACATTTCTTTTTACGGATCCTATAACAAATTTAGAAACGACCTATCGTTTTGTTAATGATCCAAGTATTACAATTATTGGCGGCAATGAGTTCTTAATTCAAATGACGTGGGAGCGTTTACCGTGAGTAGAGCGCTATCTAATCAAATGATCCAAGAAATTTATTCTCAAGAAAGCGGCGATCCTTTCTTAGCTCTATTCACGCTTAGTCACCCTACTTTTGACACGATTTATCTAGTGAACAATACAGAGGACATTGTAAGTAACGGCATAACTTTCCAAGCTTTTCCTGTAAATCTTGTTTTTCCAGTGGACGACGGGGAGACAGTTAGAGAGGTCTTATTAACACTTGATAATGTCAGTCAACTTTTAATAGACGAATTAAGGTCGGTTACTGATTACATTAATGTAAATATCAATATGGTCTTGGCGAGTAACCCTGATAATACAGAGGTCGAGTTGGGAGAGTTGAGAATAAAAACAATTGAATATAACGCGCTAAGAATTACGGCTAGGTTATATATGGACGACTTACTTAATACCGAGTTACCAAATGAAAAATATACACCGTCATTGTACCCCGGCCTTTTTGCCTAATTTGATTGGGATACCTTACGAGGAAATGGATTGTTGGGCCATAGTAAGGGAGTTTCATAGGCTCTATAAGGGAGTTGAAATATCAAGATACATATATAACGATCCTTGCGACCACGACGAAATAAAAGTAATTGTATCAAACGAGAAACCTAATTATTTAAAAGTGGTTAATCCAAAGCTAGGTGATATAATTTTAATAAGAGTTTTTGGGGCGGCGGCACACTTAGGGATTTACTTAAATGAAAATCAATTTTTACATACCCAAAAAGGCACAGGTAGTATTGTTGATAAAATCGAAAAGTGGAAACCTCGCATAATGGGTTATTATCGTCATGATTAAGATTAGGCTTAACGCACTTTCCCCAAAAGAAGAAACGCTTAATGTTATTGAGGGCGAGTCAATACTACAGACTTTTGAAAGAGCAAAAAAAGAACACCCGCAAATAAACGACCAGACCGAAAATTTCTACAAAGCTTATCTATACGGCCACGAAATACCGAAAGACATGTGGGCCAATATAAAACCAAAAGACGCAAACAATTTAATGATAGGGATTGTGCCGGAAAGCGGTAGTAATGGGAGATTATTAGGGCAAATTGCAATCTTGGCGGTGGTTATTGCTACAACGGTCGCCACAGGCGGCGGGGCTTCGGCTTATTGGGCACCGGCCTTAGCAGGCTTTGCAGCAACACTCGTGGTTAATGCCTTGATTAAAGCGCCTACAGCTTCATTGGGTGGCTTAGGTAGCGATTTTGGCGCAAACGAAAGCCAAATGTACACGATCGACTCTCAGGCAAATAGTATTAATAAATATGGGCCCGTGCCAAGAGTTTATGGTAAACATAAAATATTTCCTACAATTGCAGCGGCACCTTATACGGAATTCTTTGCAGATAATCAGGGAGAGTTGGCGCAATATTTTTACGCTATATACGACTTTGGTTACGGCCCGTTAAAAATAGAAAATTTACGTATAGGAAATACCCCGATAGTTGAGTTTAACGAGGTTAACTATAGATTGGTCGACTTGAATAAGCCTGCAATTGACGAGGGGGATTGGGACACGGCCATAAGTGACGTATTTGCACTATATAAAGGGGATAATAACACCGAAAATATAGCAGTAAATCTTAATGGAAACTCGGACGGCGGCGGGCCAGCAGACGAGTATCAGGTGGTTAGAAACGCAAACCAAAATGCCAACAATGACGAGCAAGAAATATTGATACAGTTTGTTTGTCCACAAGGCTTAAGAACAATAGACACGGCAGGCAACAATGTGGCTAGAAACATAGAGGTTTCGGCCGAGTTCGCAGAGGTTGGCACGGAAAACTGGTACTCGTATAACAATCAATCGCAAGTTAAAGATTTTTCAAGTGTTGGGCAAGTAACAGAAGAGGGCGACTTTATACCTATTTATCTTCAGCAACGCGCCGGAACTAATGAGCAATTTCTACCGTTCTTTAGCGCAGACACTCGACAATTAACACTTGCGGAGGCTAATTTTTACAGCCAATATAACGCCGTAGGACAAAGGGGAAACCTCGCAGTTTTAACAAATCCGATAGAGGGATATTATTTAGACACCTATAAATACAGAAAGGGAGATTTTGAATTTTATTCTAGCAAGTTCATAAATCTTGATGCAAAAATTTCGCTAGGTGGCGAGGGCGTCGGTACAATTATACAGCGAGACGAT